AAAGGTAGTAAAGGATGGGGCGTCCACAAAGACACAGTTAGGCACGATTCGTGTTGGGTCGGTTACAACCCTGATGCCTGCCACTGTGGCTATCTTGGCTGCCACATCGTCTAGGGCTTCGTTGAGAAGGTCTGTAAAGGCCACTACGCCACCTGGGGGCGTGAGATGCCCAAGAGTTGCTTAATCATCGGAGTCATCGCTGAGACGCCTGCAGAGCCCATTCCGTCGAAGGTAGCAAAAGTGTCTTGCACGCTGCCACGGCTGCGCCACAGAGCGGCACCGTACATTAGGACGCCCAAGGTGCAGTCACCGCCTGGTGAGGTTCCGAGTGCATCGCCGGTGTAACCGGACTCCTGCCTGCGTCTCCAGCAGAAAGCGTTGGCCGCTGAGACAGATTGTGTGAGCAGGGTGTAGTCATCGCTTGGGTCTGTAATGTCCACCCCAAGATATGTTTCTAACTGTTGCACTGTCGTCCATGTGCAGACCTGGTTATAAACAATAGTGCCGCCAGTTGAGGCCACACGTTCCACGTTGTCACCTGTGCAAGCAAACAGAACTTGGTTAGGTATTGGATTGTTATTGTCAAATAACAAATTACCTTCGGTGTCTATTCCAATGTATTCAAACTCTGGTTGTGCATAAACAGTAAAGGTGCCGTTAAAAGGCACTGCAACACCAGCGATAGTGATGGGTTGCCCCACCGCTATCTCTGTGTTGGTCAGTGTTTGTAGCACTGCATAGTTGTCTAGCAGTTGCTTGAAAGTGACTGTGTATGTAGCCATGGCGGCTTACCGCCTTTCTGACTAAGCCTGAGTGATTTTGCGAATCATGCTTGAGTTTGCAGCGAATGTTGCTGCGTACCCGAACACGCTCATCTGACGGCCAAGTGTTGAAGGTACTTCTACTGACAACATTCCACGGTCTTGACGGTAAATTTCAAACGCATTCTGGTTCATGATAATCATGGTCTTTGCGGCAAACTTATTGTCCACTACGATTTGCAAACCAAGTGGGTTCATACCTGACCATGATGTTGCCTGGCCTGCGCCAAGGCTGTTCATGCCCATAAGTCCAGGAGCCCCAATGCTTGGAAAAATTGGTCTTCCCGTTGTGTCCACCAGTTGGCCCATCAAACCCCATGTTGCTGGGTCCACAAAAATATGGGTTGGCAAGTAGTTGGTTGCTGCAGAAGTTGTGACTGCTGCGTCGTAGATTGACTTCATTAAGTCAGTTACTGACAAGTCCCACACTCCATCCGAAGATGCTGCTGCAAGCAAGTTGTCTGCAGCGTAGTTGTCAATGGCTGTGAGGTACTGGCCTGCAAGGTCACGAACAATAATGTCCATTGCGTTGGGGTCTGTGAAATCAAGTACCTGGTAGGACAATTGAGCACTGCCACTGAACGTCACTTTGGTAACTGTATTGGAAGCAATTACAGCGGTGGTTGCTGACACTGCTGTCAGTTCTGTTGTCTGCTGCGCAACGGTCGGGTGAGTAGTCCAGGTAGGACGAATGAATGTAGAACCTGCACCACTGTTTGGCATCGCGCGAGTTCCGAGTGCTGACAACACTGGAGCGACGTAGTTAATGTCCTCGAACACAGGAGCCAAAATGGGAACCGGCGTGATGCCAGAATCATTACTGAGGACGTTGTCTCCTGCTGCGGCTTCGATTGGATTCTTGTGGTATGCGCGATAGTCAGCAAAAATACGCTGTGCTGCTGCGGCTACTTCGCCACCCTTGTGCATTGCTGCTACAAATTCGCCGGCAGTTGGCAAACGTGGTTCACGCTTGGCTGCTGCAAACAATGGTGCTGCTGCTTCGATTACTTCTGGAACTGGGGTTTCTGACACTTCGGTCTCCTCTGACTCTGTGGGTTCTGGCTCGTCGGGTGCCGTTTCTGTATTATTGCTTAAATCATCCTCTGATGTGGGGATACTCGCTGCAACATCTGTGATGATACTACCGCTAAAGGCTGGCTGGGGTACCAGTGACAATTCGAGCCAATCACCTGCTTTGATAATCATGACGCCATCTTCGTTGAAACTGTAGTCAGTTGGGTTTACGCCAACGCTTACAGAATCCAAAACGCCGTCTGACGCCAAGATTAGGGCTTCATCGCCAAGGGCTGTGGTGCTTACTTTGGCTGTGAAGTACATAGCGTCTTGGTCGTCTGTGCGCTCGGTGACAATACCAATGGCTTGCGTTGAGTCGTGGCTCATGTAAAGTTTTGGTTTTTTGCCGGTGGTTGGCAAACTCCCTGGCAGGAATGAAACGACCTGGCCTCCTGAAACCATGGCCTCAGTGTTGTAAGGCAATGCAATTCCAGTAATGGTGCGCTTGGCTACGCCATCGCTGGCTGCTGCATCTACAGAAAATGTGCTGGTAGTTAATCTAATCATGGTGCTGTTTGGTCTTTCACTTGGGTTGGCATTGCAAATGGCACGCCATTGTTAGGGATATTTAAGTCTCCGCCTGCAAGGTTTACGATTGCTCTGGCTTCGTCTGAGGTTATTACTTTTCCAACACCAAGGTAAACCTTTTGGATTACTTCGGCTATTTGCATTGCTGAGACGTCAGTTGTCTCGTCGCCGCTAGGCATTGCGTCTGCTGCGTAATTCTCTTCTAGGTAACTGTCGGTGTCAAACTTGACATAGGTGCCGCGTGGCAAAACATTGTTCATGCTGAGAGTGGCTGCAATGCAATCGGCGTATGGCTTAACACCAAAGATGTACAGGTCAGCGCGTGACTGTTCACTGCTGGTGTAGGCATAAGAGCCAGTGGCAACGCCTACAAGGTAAGGGGGAACTCCACATAGGCGTGCCAAATCTAAAGCCGAATACTGTGCAGACTCAATCATAAGCATCTTGTCTGGGGTGGCATTGCTTGGCTCGTAGGTCAAGAACTCGTTAAGAACTGCAGTCTGGCTAGTCAAACGTGCCTGGTTGAAGGCTGCGCCTATCTCGCCAAGTTCTTGTGCTGACAAGGGTTCGCCTCCGTTTTGACGCAAAACGCCAGACGGAATGGACGACCTGGCGTAGTTGTAGCGGCTATCTTCGACCTTCAACGCTGTAGCAATGGTCTGTGTGGAACTGTAGATGATGCCTTGGATAGGGCTAATGAACTGGACAATGTCTCGATAGTCCATTTCGTTTCCGGCGAACATGATGGACTCTGACGGCCCAAAGAACACTGGCCCTGTCTGGTCTTGTGTTGTGATTGAGCCCATTGGTAAACGACGGAACTTTGAAGGAAAGCCAGAGGCATCTCTTTCAAGAATTACCCACATAGCCCTGCCATAAAATAGAAGGTCGTCCAGCGTCCAAGCCATAAGGAAGTTGTATGTGTTGCTTGGGTCTGGCTGGCGTAGCCAATCCTTTGGCGCTAATGGTGTTTCTTCCATTTCGCCAGTTTCGTTATTAAACTTTTCGCTGTACATTTTTAACGGCATACAAGCAATGACAGAAGCAAGTAAGTCCCTACTGCGTGAAACCGTTGCCAAAGTCATGGCTTGGTTTCGCTGCTGGCCTTCTAGATAGTTATAGAAGTTCATCACAGGGTTGGATGATGTGCCTACAGGCGAATACCCCACAGCGGCTTGCACTTTAGGCATTGGGCTAATTGCAGCCTTAGTGACTTTATTATTGAAGATAGCCATGATGGAAGTATGCCACTTTCAGTTAGAGAATTGTGGTATTGCTCTGCTCATCCCGACAACGCCCAAAGCAATACCGCCGACAGTTTAGCCACCAATGACAACCATCATAGGTTTAGTCTTTTGTTTTGGTTTAGAAACTTGGGCCACTGCCCACACCATCACACGGCAAAGTTCTATTGGGCCTGGTGATTTCTGGGAACTAATGACTGCACCGGATGGTGTTTTGACTAGGACTGCCCTGGAAACGTGGTCAGCCAGCAGGCTTTCGCCGTGGTGTTTGACGTTGCCTTCGTGAATCATTGACCGCACAAGGGTTGTGAACTTGGTTAGTTCTGCATATCCGGTAATGGTTGTGCGCCGGCGCAAAGACAATGGAACATGAATATCGAGCGTTGGCGTTATTAGCAGATGCACTTGTGGGTTTTCCATAACTCTTTCAATGGCTGTCCACATATCTGCTTCGGTCTCTACCACAAACTCTGTGTGCACTATGACTTTGCCGTCTAGTTCTACAGCCCTGACACCAACATATCGAGCGTCATCCACAGAACTATCCACAGATAAATACCCACCATCTGGCATAGGAATATCTGTCTGATTCTTTTCCCAGACACCCAAATCCAGCCAAGCCCCCCTAGCCGTAATCCACTGATTTAGGTGCGCACGCATAAAACTGTCTTTTTTAGACACTGCTCGAAGAGCCTCAATAGTGATAGTTGTCCCCAAAGATGGGTTAGCCCAGCACCAATTCTTTTCATCCAGCGGTGACAGGTGCGACGGCATTGACCATTCAGCAAAATAAAACAGGCTAGGAATCCCTTTGTCAATGTCTGCCATGGCCTGCTGACGTAACTTAATCATGGTTTCGCTGTGCTGGTCTCCGGCTGTGGACCACATAGAAAGCAGCGGAGACTTGCGAGCAATCTGGCTAGGACGCAAAGCAGCGTCCACAACCTCAGCATCTATATCAAAAAGTTCGTCACAAATAATCAAATCGTGACTGCCTCCATGCAAAGACTTAGTTGCAGCACGAATCTCCCACCTAGAACCGTCTGGCATTTCAACAGATTTACGGCCTACAGCCTGAAACTTTTTACCTCCAAATGACTCCACAAGGATGTTGGCAAGCAAAGGAAAGATGGCCTCAGCCCTATCTAGTTTGTTGGCAACGCTCATAACTGACTGTGGACCGCCACGCAACACCGCACCCTCAGTAATCCACCATCCACATAACGCCTGGAGAGCGACCGACTTTCCGGCTTGTCTGGCTGTGGAACACAACGCCTCACGAAACTGCAACACCCCATTGCCGTCATGAGCCAACTGCCCAGACAGTGCATGAACCTGCCAAGGCATCAAAGTCATCTTCATGTGACGCTCAGCCCAAGCAGCAACCAAAGGCCCATAACTCTCAGTCCCAACCCCAACCGATTCCAAACGAGGCTTTTCCCTGCCCACTCGCCAGTCATGACCGTCAGATTCCCCAAAAAATACGGAGGAAAT